TAAACACTCCTGATTGGAGAAGAACACAAATTGAGGAGGATGAAGATGAGTAAATCAACTTTAGACATGAGCCATCAAGAATGGCTCGAAGACCGCAAAAGAGGTATTGGTGGTTCAGATGTCGCAACCGTACTTGGATTGAATAAATACAAATCCCCTTATCAATTATGGCTTGAGAAAACGGGTCAAATTGAATTAAAAGATTCAGAGAGCGAACCAGCTTATTGGGGCAATGTTTTAGAAGAAGTTGTTGCCAAAGAATTTCAAGAACGAACAGGCAAAAAGGTTCGTAGAAGAAATCAAGTGTTTGAACATCCGTTACATCCATTCTTAAGAGCAAATATCGACCGTGATGTAGTAGGAGAAAATGCCATTCTTGAATGTAAAACAGCGAATCAATTTCTTAGCAAAGAGTGGGAAGGGGAAGAAGTGCCACTTAGTTATTTGTGTCAAGTGCAACATTATATGAATGTTTTGAACAAGGATTATTGTTATATCGCTGTGTTGATTGGTGGTCAAAGATTTATATGGAAACGAGTTGAACGAGATCAAGAACTGATTGACATCATTACAGAACGGTTAGTTGATTTTTGGGAAACGAACATTATTGGCGGAGAAGAGCCACTGATTGATGGAAGTAAAGCAACGTCGGATTTTTTAAAAGAGCGTTATTCGGAATTAGATTCAACTGAAATTATGCTTCATGCCGATTATGATGTTCTACTCGATCAAAAAGAAGAGTTACTCAAAAATAAGAAGGGACTAGAGAAGAGTATTCGACAAATCGACAATCAAATTATTCAGGAACTTGGAATAAAGAATGCCTCTACAGGTATCACACCTAATCGGATTATTTGTTTGAAATCAGTCGTTTCTAAACGAAAAGACTTGAAGAAAATAGCAGAGAAATATCCAAATGTGATGAAAGATGAGGAAATTTACAGCTTATCAACTTCAAATAGATTAGTGATAAAGGAGATTCAGTGATATGGCAACAAGTAAAGATTTAAAGAATCAGCTAACAGAACAAAATAATCAAGCAGTTGATCCTTCTAAATTAGGGCTTAAAGCTCTAATGAATACACCGACAATGAAAAATAAATTTAAAGAAGTATTGAAAGAGAAATCTGATGGTTTCATGGCAAGTGTATTAAATTTGGTAAATAACGATTCTTATTTATCTTCTGTCGATCCAATGAGCATTGTTACTAGTGCAATGGTTGCCGCTTCCTTAGATTTACCAGTGGACAAAAATTTAGGATACGCATGGATTATTCCATATAAAGGAAAAGCCCAATTTCAGTTAGGATACAAAGGATATATACAGTTAGCACAACGTTCGGGTCAATATCAGTCTTTGAATGTTATCGAAGTATATGAAGGCGAATTAAGAGGTTGGAATCGATTGACGGAACAGTTTGAATTTGATCCAGAAGGTCGTTTATCTGACAAAGTCATTGGGTATGTTGGATATTTTGAATTATTGAATGGGTTCAAAAAAACTGTTTATTGGACAAAGCAAGAAATCGAATTGCATAAACGAAAGTTTAGTAAATCTGACTTTGGTTGGAAGAAGGATTTTGATGCAATGGCCAAAAAAACTGTTTTAAGAAATATGTTGAGTAAATGGGGAATTCTATCAGTGGAAATGCAAAAAGCAACGGTAACTGATGAAAATGTCGTAAAAGATATCAATGAGAACGGTGATATTTTATCCGATACAAATGTTGAAGAAGATACACCAGAACGTAAAGAAGCAGAAAAAGTGGAAGACGTATCATCAGCGTTTGATGAATACGAAGAAACAGCAAATACAGATGAACAACAGGATTCATTGTTCGATGATATGAATCCACCACTATAGCGAGGGAGTTTCCCCTCGCTTATCTAAGGAGGTGATAAAGTGGCAAGGCCATATAAACAAGGCGTTGACTACTACTCACTAGATGTTGATTTTTTGAAAGATATTAAGTACCGAAAAATTCGTAGGTCGTGTGGATCACAAACTTGTGAGATACTACTTTGCCTGCTCGGCTATATCTATGGAGACATGGGGTATTTCTTGCGGTGGGACGAAGATTCGGCGTTCTTAGTTGCTGACGATGTTGGGGCGAAAGAGGGTCTAGTAGAAGAAGTTGTATCTAAAGCGATTCAAGTAGGATTTTTTGATCGGGAAAAGTATGAAAAATACCAAATTTTAACATCAAATGGAATTCAAAAAAGATATAAATTAATGACAAGCAAACGAAAAGAAGTATCCATAAAAAAAGAGTACCTAGTTAATGACGTCAATAACTTAGTTAATGGAGGTAATAACTCTACTTCAACTGTAGTTAACGGTGTTCGTAATACACAAATAGAAAGAGAAATAGAAAAAGAAAGTAAAGTAAATGAAATAAAAGATTATGAAGAAGATATGGGCGTGTACGAGTTCATTCAAAAATCTTGGGGGAAACCGCCTACTGGTATTCTGCAAGATGCATTAGGTCCATGGATTCGTGAATGGGGATCAGAAATGATTTTATTTGCATTTCAATCTGCTTATGAGAATAGCGTAGAAATGCAAGGGTTAAAAAAATACGTGGATAAAATTCTTGCTACGTGGAAGTCAAACAATGTTTCTACGTTACAGGAGGCAGTCCAAGCGAAAGAAGATTGGGAAGCGAAGAAGAGCCAAAGGACTTTCTCTAACTCTCAGCCAAGTCGTAACGTAACACGAAAAGAACCTATCCCGAAATGGCTGGCAGACTATGAAGAACAAGAAAGGCTCAGAAAAGAAAGAGAAGCACATCAATATGACGATGTTCCTTTCTAAATGTGAGGTGATACTTTGAAAGAATATAACTATCTCAAGCTGGTAAAAAAACTAGGGGAATGTAAACAAGGGGATGAATATCAATGTTTACAAGCAGTTTATAGACAGCTAAAAGATTTGACCGAAGACCAAATAAAAAATAATCGTTCAAGCTGGAGTAAGTTGCGTGTTTATTATGCGATATACGTAGACCGAACAAAGCTGGAACATATTTTGGTGAAGGAAAAAAAGAAAAAGGAAGAGCTTCATGTACGAAAGATGAAATGTTCTCTTTTGTCATTCGAAGAGTGTTATCAAGGGTTACAGAAATATTTAGCAGATCAGCGAAAAGGAGCGATCGCATGAACACGTTTTATATTCCTGGAGAATTGATGAGTTTAAACGAATTTATCAATATTCAACGAACGCATCCGATGAAGGGGAATCAAGTTAAACAGAAAAACACCAATCGGTGTAAACGAGCCGTGTTAGAGGCTATTCAACAAGGCTTATCTTTCGAGCTACCTGTATGCCATTACTTGGTACATGAAAAACAGACAGAAAGATCCTGATAACATTGCGTTTGCCGTTAAGTTCATTCTTGATGGCTTAGTCAATGCAGGAGCATTACCAAATGATGGCTGGAATGAAATCGTGGAAATCACACATTATTTCGTAGTAGATGCGAAACAGCCAAGAGTAGAGGTATCACTTTATTCAAAAGAAATAGAAGGAGCGACTGTGTAGGTGGGACAGCCAAAACAAACAGGTGGGACACCTAAGAAAAGACCGAGATTTTCTCTTGATGATGATACTTTAGCACAGCTTGCTTGGTTATATGAACAAGATACCAAGAAAGCAAGTCATCGAATTTATCCGTCGGATACGTTGAAGAAAATCATTAGCGAAGCATACACAGTACGTAGAGCATTTAGAAATTAATAAAGGAGTTAATTTTATGAAACTAACAGAAGATTTTAAATTGATTGCGTTGAATTCTCAGACAAGAGAGCCAGAAGTTACTGTTTCAAAGTATGGAATAAATTTTAGTAAAGCAGCGGCAGAATGCTTAAAATTTTCGGAGTATGCTTTAGTTTACTTGAATGATAAAACCAAAATAATTGCAATTGTTCCAACAGATAAAACAAGTAATGGGGCGGTTAAGTTTTATAAATCAAAAAATAAAACCAGTAAAAATCCTAGCATTAAAAATGGCAGATTTCTTAGTGTTTTAGCTAAGATGTGTCAATGGGACATTGAAAATAAAACTTATTATGTGAAACCAGAATACCTTGAGGATGGAAAAGGTATTTACCTTGATTTAAATAAAGCCGAAGAAAAAGAACGTCGTATTTTTGGACGAGGTGAGTAAGCATGAGTAGAAAAAAGAAA